TGCTGGAACACGCGAAGGTGATGGGCAAGACGCGGGTCAGGCTCATCGCGGACGGGTGGACCGACAACTCGGATCTTGAGGTGGGCGAAGGTCCGAAGGAGGTCCGCCGCACCTGGGCGGGCCGCCTGGAAGCATTCCTTCCGTATCGTGCTTCCGAGGGCAGGCTGGTTCGTGAGATCATGGTAGAGATCATCGACGCTGACATGACACCGCCGGTTGTCATCGACACCGCGGTTGTAGGAGGGGAGGACTGATGCCCGCTGCAGGAATCGACATCAGGCTGTTCGACGCCGCGGTCTACGCGCCGCAGGTCACCGACGCCATCGTCGGCATGATCGGTCCCGCGACCAAGGGTCCGACCAACCGCATCACCGACTTCACGGACGAGGGCAACTTCGTCAGTCAGCACGGGCGGCCCGCTGACCGCGCCATGTACGGTCCGCGCGCTGGGGTGCGCTACCTGCACCGCGGCAACAAGCTCAAGTACGTCCGCGTCGCCGGCCGCAACCTCGCGACCGCGACTCTCATCATGGAGAACGCGCTCGCGCGGAAGGACATCCTGCTGTTCGAGGCGGCGAGCGCGGGGACGTGGGCGAACGACGGCTCCCTCGCTGTCGCCATCACCCTCAACGGGTCCGTGCTCACAGCGACGACCTACAACGTGTTCGTCTACTTCCAGGGGCAGCTTGTCGAGAGCTTCCTCGCCCTCGACAACGGCATCGTCGTGTCGAAGATCAACAACGGCTCCTCGCGTGTGCGTGTGGCGCTCGCGCAGGGTGCGGGTGCGACCCTGCCCGACTCGACCGTGAACACGCAGACGGGTGCGCTCGACCGCATCGCGTTCGCTGGCGGAGACGACGGGGCCTTCGCGAAGACGGAGTCGCCCTTCTCCTCGACGGCTGGTGTGGCGGGCAAGCGGTACTACGGCAAGATGGACGCGACCGGCGGCTCGCGCGTGTTCCAGAACCTGCTCACCATCGGTGCGTCGCTCGCGGCGAGGACCGTGGTGTACGGCACGGTCGGCATGGCGGTGGTTCCGGGCACCTTCACGATCCGAGTGCAGACCGCTGCCGGCCCCACCTTCGTGGAGCTTGCCGACTCGGGCGACCTCACCTACGCGCCCGGCGGCGCTGGCCTCGGGCTGCTGGAGCCGGCTGCGGGCACGCACGTCGGCTTCATCGACTACCGGACCGGCGCGTGGGGCGTGAAGCTCACCGCTGGTTCGACCTTCCTCACCGGCACCATCGACGCCATCTGGCTCCGCGCTGCCTCCGAGTCGGTCGGCGCGACCGCGGCCGGTGTCGCCGCCTACGCGGGCAACCTGTCGGGCGTGCCCCTCGGCGTCGGCTACTACAGCGCGAACAAGGTCGCCATCACCGTGCCGGTGGACGAGCAGGTGGGTGTCCACGTCGCTGGTGGTGCCACGAGCGCCGCGGGCACGGCGGGGCTCAAGACTCTCTCGGGGTGGATCGTCCCGGGCACGCTGGTCATCACGCCCACGCACCCGACTCTCACCGTTCCGGCCGTCGCCTACGACGACGGCTTCGGTGGCTTCCGCACCGGCCCGAACGGGACCGGGCTCGCGCTGGTCGGAACCGTGGACTACCGGACGGGCCTCTGGTCCGTGACGTGGGACGTTGCGGCCCCGATCAACGTCGTCATCGGCGCGCGCTACGACCTCATGGTGGTGGACATGGGCGGTGGTCCTGTCCCTGGCCCCGGAGGTACCTACGCGCTGAACGAGACGGCGCAGGCGTCCGATCCGGGTGGTGACGGCACCGCGGCTTCCGTGGATGTCGGCGCGCAGGCCATCGTCGGGCCGATCATCCGCGCCACGGTGCGCATCAACATCTCCCTGACCTCTGCCGGGCCCTTCGTCGCCTACGATGACGGCGTGGGCGGCTGGCTCACTCGTCCGCGCGGTGACCCGACGGCGGTCGCGGTGGTCGGGACCATCGACTACAACACCGGCGCGTGGACCATCACGCTTCCTGGCATCGCGACCATCACCCTCGGCTCCACGATCAAGTTCAGCTACGTGTCCGCGTTCACGGACCAGGCCAGTCGTGGGCTGCGCGGTCCTGGGATGCAGACGCTCGGTGCGGGCGGCTCCTTCGCGGGCACGGGGACGGTCTACACCGACCCTGCGGCGGCGAACGACCTCAACGGCTCGACATACCTCGACCACACGACCGGGGCGTTCGCCTTCACGCTCGGGATCGTCCCGCTCGGCGTAGGGACGCAGAGCTTCGACGTGCTCGACGGCGGCACCATGACCGCGGTGTACGTGCCCGCGTCGATCATCGGCTTCGGGGACGGTGTGCAGACCACGTTCACGGGCACGGCGGCTCCTGCGCCCTTCCGGCGCGAGGCGAACCGCCTGGTCGCCTTCCAGGGCGCGCAGGCGTCGCTCGCGGGTGCGGGTGAGCCGCAGGTCACGTTCGCGGCCCTCGGGGCCAGCGACGCGGCGGATCACTGGCTGCAGAACGTGGTGCTGCCGACGGACCCTGACAACACGCTCAACTTCCGCACGGGGCTCCTGTCCATCCAGTGGACCGGCGCGCCCCTCGCGGATGAGGCTGTGTTCGTGACCGCGGAGGAGGTCGTCATCCACGCCGAGGCGCTCTACCCCGGTGACATCGGGAACGAGCGACCGATCCTCGTGGACGGCTTCTACATCGAGGTCGGCGCAGACCCGAGCCTCGCTGGTACCCTGCGGCTGCAGGTGCTGTTCGACGGCGTTGCGCAGGAGTCGTTCGGGCAGGCGGTGGACATCGACGCGCTCATCGCGAAGGTGAACGACGAGATCAACGGCTCCGTGCTCGTGACGGTCACGAAGACCGACGCGGCGGTGTTCCTCGATGTGGACGTCGGTGCGGCGCAGACCTGCGGGCTCGGTGGAGCCTTCACCATCGCGGACATCATCGGCGTGCTCGCCGGTGCGAACACCACGGGCCTGCAGTTGTTCTCGAACGACGAGACGGTGCCGGTCAACTGGCTCGCGGTCCCGGGCCAGTGGCACCGCCAGGTCATCATCGCGCTGCAGAGCCTGTGCGAGAAGAAGGGTCGCCGGTGCATGGCGGTCGTGCCCGCGCCGGACCTGCTCGATCCGTTCCGGCACCGCGACTTCTACAACGGGTCGCTCAACGCGGTCGTGCCCCTCGGTCCCGGTGTGGCCGAGGTGACGGTGCCCTACCCGCCGCTGGTGCCCATCGACTCGCGGCAGCTTGCGACCGTCGCGCCGTGGTGCCAGTACTTCGACTCCTACGCGAACCGCTCGGTGATGGAGCCGCCGGACGGTGAGTTCGGCTACCTGGTCGCGGTCACGCCGGCCCCCTGGTTCCCCATCGCCGGCCTGCGCCGCGGCAAGCTCCCCATCGAGGCGATCCGGTACTCAGCGTCCCGTGACGACCGTGACCTCATCTACGGGCCGGTCGGCAACGTGACCGAGGTCGTGAACCCGATCATCATCAAGGTCGGGCGGGGTCCGGTGCTCGTGGGGCAGCGCACCACGCAGCGCAACCCCTCGCACACGGACCGGATCAACGTCAACTGGACCGTGAACGTCATCATGAACCTGCTCGACCTCGCGAGCCAGGAGTTCACGTTCGAGTTGAACGACTCGACGCTGTGGCGGCAGGTGACCGCGCAGTTGAACAACGTGCTCAAGCCGATCATCGCGCGCCGCGGTCTGCAGGACGCCTTCGTGGTCGTGGACGGCACGACGACGACGTCCGACGACGTGGACCTGCTCAAGCTCAACGGCAAGATTTTCATCAAGCCGGCGCTGGCGGTCGAGTTCATCACCTACGACCTGATCCTCACTCCCACCGGGGCGGACTTCGCGAACGTCGTCGTGGCCGGCTAGGCCCCGAGAAGCAAGGAGAATCACATGCCCACGTACCGCTACGCCGGGGACTTTCTCGCGCAGGCCGGCGCTGCCTTCGACGTCCAGAAGAAGAACATGGGGGTCTTGGAGTTGGTCATCGACCAGCTTCCGGGCATGGGGGGTGCGCAGGAGATCCTGACGCTCTCACTGCAGAGCTTCACGGTGCCGGGTCGCGAGGTCGGCACGGGCGACCTTCACTACCTCAACGGCGTGGTGAAGTACCCCACGAAGCCGACGGCGCAGGGCGACATCTCCATCGTCTTCCGCGACTTCCCTCGTGCGAAGACGCGGGCGAAGCTCGTCCAGTGGTTCAACCTCGTCTACGACGAGACCTCGGGCCTCATGCTGCCTCCGGGCGCGCTCAAGGCGACCGGCTTCCTCGTGCTGTTCCAGTCCGACGCGACGAGCGAGCGGACGGCCCGGCTGGAGGGGCTGTTCCCCAAGAAGCTCCCCGAGGTCGCCATCTCCTACTCGGAGGGCGAGCACATCGAGATGACGATGGACCTCTCGTGCGACCGCGTGGTGTGGGAGCAGAGCCTCTTCAACACCCCGGAGTAGCGCATCGTTCGTTCGCGCCGAGGTGCCTCATGGGCCGCACCTCGGCGCGCTACCTTCTGGCCCGTAGCAAAGGCGTGTCATGGCGGAATCGGCGGACTCCCCCAAGACCATCACGGGATCGGTGCCCCTTGGGCGCTCACGGCAGACACCTGCCGCACCTGTCGGTGGCAACGGATCGATGGCAGCAGACCCTCTCGCGCGTCCCTACCGGCTACCGAGCAACGGGGTGTACTACCCCGAGGGGCACGACGGCACCGTGCTCATCTCGCCCACGCGCGGAGAACAGGAGGAGATCATCGCCGGCGCGTCCGACTCCCCGCAGGGGCAGCTTGCGGTGCTGCGGCACGTCACGTCGCAGTGCATCGACACGAAGGGGCTCCCCTTCAACGACCTCCTGCTCAACGACTGGACCGCGGCGATGCTCCACTTCCTCGCCATGAGCGCGGGGACCGACGTGGTGGGTCTGCGGCCCGTCCACCCGGGCACCTGCGGGAAGGCGTCGAACCAGAGCCGGCCGCTCACTGCGATGCCGTGCGTGACGTTGCGCCTGGCCGAGCCGGGCGAGGATCCCACCTGGCCCCCGGCTGCGGTAGACGCGGACCTCGAAGCTCTCCGCGAGATGGACGACGAGGCGTCCGAGGGCGTGGTCCACGAGCACGTCATGTCCGCCGCGGACCTGGAGGAGCCCTTCACGGTGAAGCTCCCGACGGGGCAGACGATCCAGTGGCGGCACCTGCGCCTGTCGGACCTCATTCGCGCCGAGGAGTTCTCCGCGCGGACGGGCGACACGCAGACGACGCCGGGCTCGAAGATGCACACGTTCATCCTCGCGCGGCACATCGTCTCCATCGACGGCAGGCAGATGAGCGGGCTGGAGACCGTGACGTGGGTCCGGCGACAGCCGACGCCTGTGCTCAACGCGCTCCGGGCTGACCTCGCGCGTCGCGAGTTCGGCTACGACGTCACCCCAAGGTTCAGGTGCCCGCACTGCGGAGGAAGTTTCAAGGTGCGTCTCCCGCTCGATGGGTCGCTCTTTCGTAGCGGCGCTCATTCCTGACGTCCGGGCGGTGCAGGAGGAACGGTACGCGTTCATGCGCACGGGGCGCTCCTACCTGGAGTGGCGGGTGATGGCGAAGTGGCAGCGTGTGGACTTCCTCCTGCGACACGCGCACGAAACGAAAGGGCGAGTACAGGCGGCGCAGAAGGGCGGCCTCGGCGGGATGATCGGTGCGGTGGTCGCGAAGGTCTTGGGCGTCTGAGAGGAGGGTGAGCCATGGCTGACGGCGCGGGTGGAGGAAGCGTCGGCGCAGCCCGTGGCATGGAGACCATCGGCTACCTCTTCACCGCGAAGGATCTAGCGTCGGGCGTCGCTGTGAAGGCTGAGAAGGCCATCGAAGCTGCAGCCTCGGGGGTCGAAAACACCCTGATCGGACTCACGACCGCGACCGACAACATCACCGCGCAGATCGGTGTCTCGTTCGATGGCGTCGAGGCTGGTGTGGCGCAGATGCAGGCGACCGCGGAAGCGGTGCTCGTGGACCTCGCGACGACGTTCGATGAAGCGCCGCCGCTGGTCTCCCGCCAGTTCTGGAACGTGCCCGATGCGCTCAAGGAGGCGCTTGCGCAGCTTCCGCTCAAGGAGCAAGCCGAGGCGGTGCGCACGTTCTACGAAGCGATGAACGGACTACCCGCGGTCGCGGAGGTGGTCGGGGTTCACTTCGACAAGCTCAATGGCAAGATCGACAAGAACCTGGTCACGTTCAAGAACATCAAGAAGTGGGTGGGCCAGGGCATCAAGGACTCCCTGTTCGGCGTGCTCGGTGCCAGTGCAGGGATGGCGGTTGCGCCCATCGGCAAGCTCGCGGTCGGGATCGGCAACGCTGCGGACCGTTTCCAGGCGTTCATCCAGAGCGACAAGAAGCTCAAGACCATCGGCAACCTGTTCTTCGACCTCAAGACGAAGGCTGGTTCTGCCGCGGTCGCGATCAAGGACGGCGTGCGCGCCTTCTTCGGCTTCTCCGATCCCAAGGGCATGCGGGGCTTCAAGGACTTCGAGCATGGGCTCGGTGGCTTGCGCCGTGGAGGCGGTATCGGCGGTGCGCTCCTCGGACCTCTCGCGCCTGTGTTGAGGCTCCTGCAGCCGCTCCTCGACCTCGTGGAAGAGGCGCTGCAGCCGGCGATAGAAACGTTCGGCGCGCTTGTGCGCAACGCTTTCGCGCCCTTCTCGTTCCTGGCGGACACCATCGCGCAGAGCCTCGCACCCCTCATCCAGAAGGTCATCGGCCCCTTCGCCGCCATGATGGAGTTGATCGCGGCGCAGGTCGGCACGCTCTTGCAGGGGCTCATGGACACCGGCGCGACCGCTGGGCCCATGGCAAAGCTCTCGGGCTTCTTCTCGCAGATGGCGGAGGTGCTCTCTGGCCTCGCGACCGAGATCCTGCCGATTCTCATGGATGTTGGCGGTACTCTCTTCGACACGCTCATGGAGGTGCTGCCGGATGTGCTCGATGTGGTGGTCGAGCTTGCGAAGGCGCTCACGCCGCTCCTTGTCGGGGTTGTGAAGATCGGGGCCGCGCTCGTCAAATACGTCTTCGGTCCGCTCCTGGTGGCGACTATCAAGACCATCGCGGGGTGGATCCAGAAGGCGATCCCCTACATCGCGGAGTTCGCGCTCGCGTTCAGCATCGGCGCTGCGCAGCTTGTGGTGAAGCTCCGCGACTTCTTCGGTAACTTCAAGAAGAACGCTTCCGACTTCTACGTCTTGTTCATCAAGCCGACGATTGACTGGCTCGGCGGGATCGCTACGTGGCTCGGTGGAGTGTTCGGCGGCGTCTACACCGCTGTCAGCGGCTTCTTCTCGACTGTCGGCAACCTGGTGACCATCGGGTGGAACACCATCAAGAACATCTCCTCCGCGGCATGGAACCTGGTCGTGGCGTTGTTCTCCTTTGACGGCACCGCCGCCTCTATTGGTGGCGCTTTCGACGCGCTGCTCGCGGCGCTCTCGGGGCCCATCCGGGCGCTCGCTGCTTTCGTGTCCGAGTGGCTCATCGGTCCGCTCAACCGGCTCCTCTCCGCCAGTCTCCCTGTCATCGGGCAGCTTGGCGCGCTCATCGGCGTGACTAGCCCACTCAAGCTCCCCGCACTCGGGCTCGCGGAGGGGGGCATCGTCACTCGTCCGACGGTCGCGCAGGTGGGTGAGGCTGGCCCGGAGGCGGTAATCCCTCTCCGTACGGAGGCCATCGAGAAGATCATCGCGCCCATGTTTCCGAAGCTGGAGATGCCTGGCCTGCGCGAGATGGTCAAGATCCTGGCGGACATCAACGCCGCACTCCACGGCACGCTCAAGGTCGCATCCAGTGAGATGGGCGGCAGCGGCGGGCGCAGCAATGAGGATGTAGACCTCTTCGCTGCT